CTGACATGCGAAGCCTGTAACCCCCACGCCTAGACAACTGCTTGCGAATAGCGTCTTTACAATCCTCGCCAAACTTTTCTATGAGAGGTTCGAGGCGGGAAGAGTCAATCTCCCCCCGCCCTGCTTTTTGCAAGAAGTCTTGTATCTCTACAAGAGCAATCATAATTAGCTTGCGAAACGGTTAGCTAGGTCTGCGTCGTCTCCAGAAATCATGCTTTTCTGTGCAGTCTTAAAGTCTGCAAACACGTTTTCATTATGACCCTTGACAGTATCGTTAAACTTCTTGAGCAACTCTTTGTCTTGGTCACTGATACTGACTTCCTTAACCAAAGAAAGCTTTGGTGTCCAGTACAGAACACTACCCTTCTTGTGCTTTTCGGTTGTCATCTCTATCACAGCCTTCTGCATCAAAACCTTCTTGTTACGGGTCAACTCTTGGTCAATAAAGTTTTTGACCGGGATAAAACCCGAACGCTTGAAGTACGCAACGAATGCCATACCCTCGACAGCGGCAGCAGTGCCATCTGCATAAGTTGCATCCGGTGCATCTAACACACCGTAAATTACTTGATTACAGTTGACAGACTTGCTGAGTAACACGCGAGGGTCATCAGGGTTAAGACTATTCTCCTCATCCTTCGAAAGCCGCCCACACTTGTTACCTCCCAGCGAATCGGGGAAGTCCCCGTTTAACTTAGGTTTCTGTATAGATTTACAAGAGAACGTACGCTCTTCTTGGTCCCAGTGTGACCACTCAAAGGTTCTCATCAACGGACGTATGTGGACCTTATCAGCATATACAGGTGCTGAACCATTCCAGATACGCCACGTTCCTCGCGTGAGGGTAACACCATCATCGTTCTCTGTGTCGTAGTTAATGGTAAGACGGGGCAGACCCATTTTGGGAGTTTCGCCATCGTCTTGACCGCTCATTTTCATCAGGTCGCTATCAGAGCCGCTGTCTAAAGCAGCAATAAAAGAGTCCATGTTTAGTTCTTCATTCATCGTTTGAATTTCTGTTCCCATAATATCCTCTATTTGTGGGTTACAACGTAAGAAAGATTATACAGTCAACACCTCCTCTAAGTCAAGCCAGTTTTTTCCCATTTTTAATTCTATTCCTACGGGCATATCGTATTCGAACCCGTAACGATTCAAAGTCTCTGTAGGTATTGCAAGCATACATTCTGCTAATAGATTGATACAGGCGTCTTTCTCGTCAGGATGCACATCCAACACAATCGAATCGTGAACAGTGTTGCAAATAACAGAAAGAAGATTTCTCGTACGCATCATCTTGTCCAGACGTACCAGTGCAGTAGGTAATAAATCTGCAGTGGCAAATCCCTGCACAGGGTAATTGCAAATCGCTGTTCTGTGAGTTGCTGTCCCCCACTCTGTCCACTTTGCATCAGGAAAAGCATACTGTCTACCAGACGGTAAGGTGATATGTTTTTTGCCCACCGCATCCTTTTGTAAGGTATCCTGCCACTCTGTTACCTGTGCATACTTTTCCTTGAAGGCACGATAGTAACGCTGCTGGTCATCCGTTCCGCTAACTCCCCCATACAAAGGTTTGAAAGTATGAGCCTTTGCTTCTTGTCGAGTACAGCCTATGATATTCGCAGTATAGCTGTGTACATCAGTGCCAGCTTCAACATCACTACGAACCTCCTCATCCCCAGACAAGAAGCCAGCAACCCTAAACTCCAACTGTGAGTAGTCCCCCTCAAGAATCTGTCCCCCCTCAAACCTGCTTTCCACAGCACGGCGGATAGCAAACGTCGAACCCCGTGGCATGTTCTGAAAGTTGGGATTACGACTAGACAAACGGCCCGTGGCTGTAACGCACTGCATAAACTCTGTGTGTATAAACCCCTTGTCATCCATGTTGTTCTCCATACCCTCCACAAAGGAACGCAGGTAGGTTCGCAGCGCACTATACCTCACGTAAGATTCGGCAAACTCGCGGGCATCACCGCGCAACGATATTACAATTTCTTCTAGAGTGCCCTTGTCCGTCTTGAATCCTGCCGCTGCAGTATCGTAGGGGTCTCGCGGAGTTATCTTAAACCCAGCAACTTCGCCCGTGCTTCTGTAAAAGACGCCAGAGCCGCCACAGGACTTGCAAATGCGTATAGCCTTACCAAGTGTGCCATCCTTCTTTAAAGGGGCATAGCGGCCTCTCCCAGAGCAGTTATCGCACTGTTGCCCGCGTGTCTTGTGCAACACCTCTGTCTCCATCAAAACATTGCGAACAAAGTCGGTGCGTTTCATGCGGGTTCGCCGCTTGGGTTTCTTGGTTGCGCCTCGCATCTCGTGGCCCAAGTTGAAGATAGCCGCCCAGCGTTTCTTGTCCTTGACTACACAGGAGTAGAACAACTTAGACCGGTCATCGGGGCTGTCTAGGTTAATAGGGGTATCCCCCATTGCGTTCGCGGCGAGTTCATTTAGACGACGTTCTAGTGTTAGCAGTTCCTCCTCATACTCACTGCGTATGTCTGCTAAAGTCTCTCTGTTTATTTTTAATCCGTTCTGCTCCATACGAGCTAGAACGTCCGTCATTTCAAGCGACAGTCTTAACGTCGGTAGTAAAATCCGCTGCATTATATAGTTCCTCAAACGTAGTGCCAAAGGCATTGAGTTGTGCAAGTGCTACCTGCTCTGTAGACAGGACATCGGCAGTGCCGTACTCCTTAATTATTTCCCAAGGGATTTCGTAGAAGGTCTTCCCCTCCTTAAAGTACGGCGCAACAAGGTCTTTCTCTTTGGGCACGTCACTATACTTTTCTGCAAGAGAAGCAAGTCCAAGAGGCCAACGCTGCGAACGGGCCAGAATGTATTCAGCAACCATCGTATCATAGATATACCCTTCGTAGGTGAACCCGCACTCACGAATCCACGATAAATCAAACTTGATGTTTTGTCCCACAACTACATCTGCGTAGTCAAGAGATGTTTGAAAATCCTCTGCCGCGCTATGTGTGGGAGGCTCCGTCTCGTGATAGTAACAGTCGTAAAAGACCTGTTCTTCATCTAACCACTTATAACCAATCGACACCAGCGAGTTGCCAAAGTATGGCAGGGGTGTGGTCGAGCCGTTACGTTTCTCACGGTGGGTTGTTTCGATGTCGAAAGTAAGAACATTCATTCTGACTGCTCCTCAAAACGCTCTCGTGCAAAGTGTGCCGCAAACTTACCCTTGAGGTCTTCTGGAAGTGTGGGCCACCTCTTACGTACCTTATCGTACTCCTCATCATAAAGGTTTTCAAGAAGCTCCTCATTCTGATGGTTGCTCATTAGTAGTACACTCCTCTCTGCACATCTATGTGGCTGGTGAACATACCGTGCCAGCCGTTGAGTTTGTTTTTGGAAATACAGATGTGACGAACCGTGTTCTCCTCCTCTGAGGTTCCTGTCTTGCCAATGCCTATGATAACATCGGCCTCACCAGCCTTACCAGTACGCGAACCATCTAGCATGGCGTAGTCAATAAATTGACGGTCATGTGCTTCGAAGCTTGCTTGTGATACTGACCACAACAACAGCTTATTGCGCTTGGCAATCTCACGGGCTGTGACATATATCTCTTTTAACTTCTCATCACCACGATTAAATTCACCCCCTATACGAAACTTATCTAACTGGTCACAGAACATAACATCGGGTTCGTTTAGTTGAGCATACTCGTTGAGTTCATCCATTGATGTACCAACCGAATCCATAACAATGAGATAAGGCTCAACCTCCTCTGCGTAACGACGAGCTAGGTTCTCTTCATCTGTACGCATTTCAAAACGAGTTGCAGCAAAGTATGATTGTATGATACGTATCTTAATTTTTTCTGCTGGCTCCTCGTTAGCCCAATACACAACCTTTTGTTTTGATTTAATATATCCAGCCGCAAGGAATGCACAGAACGTAGTCTTACCCACCTCTGGACGAGCAAAGATGATACCAAGGTTGCCCCTATCCATACCTGACAGGTGTTCCCCTAGCAGTTGCCACTCAAAAGGGAAGTCGGGTTCCCCTGTCTCCTCTTGAATTAGCTGAGAGAAGCCTTTGTCCATTTCACTGTAGGTTGTCTTGTCTGACATCCGTCCGTCCTCGACCATATCAATCAAGGTCTTGAGTTCGCCAAAGTGTTCGGACTCGCCCGTGAATATGGCAATAGCTTTCTCACCAATCTGTCTCGCACGGTCCCGAACCCAAAAGTTCTTAACCACATCCATCTCTAAGTCACCAGCTTCAGACATATGCGTGGGCAAATTGTTTACTATGTTGTACAACTCCTCCATAGCCGATAAGGGAGTAGCGGGGTTGCGGTCAGCAACTACCGCCGCCAACTGTGCAGGGTGTAGTGTCACCGCATACTTTTTATGCCCGTATGTTATGGAATCGAACACGGTAGCGTACCGCCCCTCGAACATATCGCGGGTAATAATGTTCTTGACCCGACCGTAGAAGTCGTAATTGAGCATGTAGCCCAACACTTGTGCTTCAATCGACGTGTCTTTTGAATGTTTCTCTTCGTTCATCGTTTGTCATGTCCTTCAAATCTTTGTTTAAAACAACTAGGCCAGTCAATACGTGGCTCTGTAGCTTGCGAACAAGTTGCAAACCCTTGGCCGTTGCATCTTTATCTAAGGCAACAAGAATCTTATCATAGCCTTTGAGAATAGGCAAGTGTGTGTCTAACAAGTTAGTACCCAGCAGGGCTATTCCTGAAAAAACATCAGATACACAGCAAGCACTAGCACAGTCTTCAAGAAGAATACCGATACGTCTGGTGCCACAAACGAAAGGATAACCTGATTTTCCATATCTCCACCATTTTGGTTTTTGACCAGCGAGGCCACGCCCCGCCGCATCTACTACACGATTGTTTTGTTTGATTAAATACGCAACCCTGTCCATGCGAAAGTCGTATCGGATATCCACCAAACCTTCTTGATATGCGGAGTAAGCATTCACACGTTTGAGGTAATCCACTGCCTTCTCACTACGAGACAACGGTACGAAAGTGTCCGGTAACTCAAAGGCAAAATCCGTACCCTCATTCTTCACCGGAATTTTTTTAGCTAGCAACGGGTGTGTCGGCGCATCTTTCCGAATTCGGAACCCTGTCCGACCCCTAACCCCACAGTCGGCATGAAAACAAAACCACAAGCGTTCACCACCTGTGTCACTCACACTAAATGTGTTTTTCTTACCACACGCGGGACAATCCATACGCAATCGACCCTCTGGTGCGATTGGTAAGTCAGCAACATAATCTTTTAACCAAACTGTCATGCGTAACCCGTACAGCAAATCAAAATGGTGGTCAAGGGGGTTGACAAGATTTTTTTGCCAGTGTAGAACAGCTTTACAATCCCCCTATAAGGGACACCCACTATGAAAAAGATTAATAAAATTAACCCTATAGCTAAAGAGTTACGTAAGTTTGGTAAACAAGTGGTCCCCGACAAACGAAACACTCTAAGGGACAAACAAGCAAAGAAGGACATCAAGGATGCCAAGACCGAACAAGATAGTTGAACCTAGCAAACAGTATAATCTGTTGATGAAGCAATCACAGTACGATAGGTTAGCAAAGGTTGCTGACAAGTTACAGCAAAAAAGTCTTGAGCAGATTTCTGTTGCTGATTTAATTAGAGATTCCATAGATGTTTACTTGGAGGTGCTAGAAGATGAGGGATAACTTGAAGACTAAACCCCTTGAGATAGGGATTGTCAACCGGTGGCGATGGGAGGTTGTTGCTCCTGTGTCATCTGTTCGTATTGGGGAGACTAGCCGTGAACTTGTCAAGCGCAAACAACGTGTGGACTATCTACGCCTTGTCACTGTCTTTGTCGGAAAAAGTGAACAAGACTGCAAAAAGTGGCTTGACAGGTACAGACATGTGCTGGTAAAACTAGGCATTCCTTACGAGGTTGGTAGTTCGTAGGGAGTACCTTTCGTTGTTGTGGGGAGCGGGGCTGAGATTTATTTCTTGGCCCCGTTCTTTTTGTGTTGACACCCATGTTAGTAACCTATATGGGTTACTTAACGAAACAAACCGGAAAGGCGGAGGACGTGAAACATGACTGACAACTACGACAGCGGATTTGAGTTGCCCCTATCTGATTACGAAAAGGGCTTTCTTACCGCACACTTTGAAGCGCACTTACGATTTGAAGATTACAAGTGTCAGGGCAACGCATGGTACGAACACCTTGACGATGACATGGAATGGGTG